CCACCACCAACACCAACACCAACACCACCACCACCACCAACACCAACACCACCACCGACCAGCGCCTCGGAGATCAGTGCATGATGCTCCGAGGGCCAGGTCGCTACCAGTATGTTGAAAGCTCGTCTGACTATCATCAGATAGCGAATCCGTTGATCGCCCCTATCAAGGGAGTACGGATGCGCCTACCTCGTTCCTTGGAGGTAAGCCGCGAAAAAGCTCAGCAATGTGGCCCGTTGCTTCGCCACTTGCACCCGGTCGTTCCTGATAACGGTTGGCACAATACTGTTGCCGCCTTCAGGAAACGATGCAATTACTTTAACGCGGGACGCGCAACGCCGAAGATTACGTCAGCTGCGCAAAGGTTGACAAAACGCTTGTGTCCAACTGCCCTTGAACCGTTTGAATGGACGGAAGCACTTTACAAGGGTTGGCTTTCCAAGTTTGGCACCGAAAAACAAAATCGAATGAATGCTGCGGTCCGTGATTTGATTAACGTCACGGTTCAAGATTACAGCAAAAAAGACATTTTTGTTAAGGTTGAAGCCTTGCTTGTCACACACAAGCCTAACTGGGCCCCTAGGGTTATTTTCAAAGGCACGGACGTCTACAATGCAATCTCTGGGCCCATTTTTAATGAGCTCATGAGACGTTTGGACCATTGCTTTGAGAACTCCACGGGAAAATATCAGTTCCACACCAGTTACCGCAAAACACCGAGTGATTACACTCATCATTTGGAGAGGAAAACTGACAAGGATTTTTGGGTCGAAGCAGACTTCAGTTCTAATGACAAGTTCCAATGTGCAGATGTTATGCTTTTGGAGGTCGCGCTTATGCGTGTTTTGGGTTGCCCGGAGTGGTTCGTCCGCCTACATTTGAAGACGAACTCTTTCAAAGTAACCAATTCAAAGCACGGTATCACGGCCAAATTAAGCAATCAGCTTCCGACGGGTGCCACTGACACTACGTTCAGGAACACCTTTTGGAATGCCTGTATTCTTGAGGCAGCATTGGCTGAACTGAAGCCCGACTTCGCAGTGGCGATGCTACTCGGCGATGACATGCTCTGTCGTGTTACTGGGAAATGTCGTTATGTCGAAAAGATTTACACTTCTGTGGCCGCCGAAGCGCTCATGGAAGCCAAAGTCAAGCGACACTCCCAGCTATGGACAGCAACGTTCCTTAGCAAGTTTTTTGTCCCTTCCACGAGCAAACACCTCACGGTTCCCATCTTGGGTAAAGCTCTTGGGAGGTTCAACATGCGAGCTAATAAGAACCAAGCTGTTTCTGATCACGAATACATGGCAGGCAAGTCCGTGGGGTACGCATACGAATTCCGCCACTTTCCCACAATAAGGAACATCTTCCTCGAACGGTTTAAGTATGAATTTGCTTTTGTCGCGCAGGAGCGCACGAAGCTTGTTGATATTGAAGCCGGTTTGACGTGGAATGCGAGAGCCGCTGGAGTCACACTTCAAAATATAACAAAAAAGATGGTTGTTCCGCTTGAAGACTGTCTTTCCGAATGTGATTTCACTGGGTTCTGCCTTGAACGTTACAACTTGATGGGCATGGAAGTCCTTGAGTTGTTCGAGGAGGTTGTTCTCAACACTTCATTGATTGACCTGGAAGGGACTATGGTTATGAAGCTTGCAAAGGAC